TCATCACAAAGTATTGCAATATCAAACAGAACTCCAGCGCGGCATGGTTCACCAGTGAGGACGTGAAAGGCGTTTTCGCAGAATCGTTCAGCCTGGAAGACTTCCAGGGATGCTACTGTCTCGGCGGGATCGACCTGTCACAGACGACGGACCTTACGGCGTGCTGTGCGATTATCGAGCGGGGCGATATCATCCATGTGTTCACTCAGTTCTTCATGCCTGCGGAGCGGTTGCAGGAGGCAACGCACCGCGATGGTGTGCAGTATCAGGTATATGCAGATCGCGGCCTGCTGACGCTGTCCGGGGAGAATCTGATAGACTACCATGACTGTTACAAATGGTTTACTGATCTGGTGGAGAAATACAAGATTTTGCCGCTGCAGGTCGGGTATGACCGGTACACGGCCCAGTACCTGGTGCAGGACATGGAGCAGTACGGTTTTCACATGGAGAGCGTGTATCAGGGCTATAATTTGACCGGGATCGAGGACAACCTCGAGGGACTGGTCAAAGACAAAAAGATTCGGTGCAGCTGGGACAACGACCTGATGAAAATCCACATGCTTGGGGCCGCCCAGATGATCGAGACAAACACCAGCGCACATCCAAGGAAAAAACTTGTGAAGCTGGAAAAAAATACGCACGTTGACGGCGTCGCCGCCCTCCTAGATGCGCTCTGCATGAGACAGAACCATTGGAACGAGATGGGCGACCAGCTGAAAAACGGAGGGGTGTGAGATGGGACTCTTTCAGAAAATTTTCGGCAGAAGGCCGAACAGGGCGGATAAAGCCGGGATTTTCCAAACCCTCACCGCCTACTCGCCGTCGTTTACAACATTCGGCGGCGAAATTTATGAGTCGGAGCTGATCCGGGCCGTTATAAATGCTTTGGCCACGCATACAGCCAAGCTTGATGTGTCTATAAACGGCACGGCCAAACCTAAGCTGCAGACACAGCTCAAAAAAGCGCCAAATACCTGGCAGACATGGTACCAGTTCCTGTACCGGCTGCGGACGATTCTGGAAGTTCAGTGCACGGCATTTATTGTTCCAGTCATTGGTGAATTCGGCGAGACCGTCGGGGTATTCCCTATCCTCCCGAGCCGCTGCGAGCTGATCGATGTGAACGACGAGCCATGGATCCGCTACAGGTTCCAGGATGGGAACGCTGCGGCAATGGCGCTCAGTATGTGCGGGATCATGACGAAGTTCCAATATGGCGATGATTTGCTTGGCACCGGCAACCGCGCATTAAGCGGAACCATGGACCTCATCACGATGCAACAGCAGGGCATCCAGGAGGGCATCAAAAACGGCGCAACATTTCGTTTCCTGGCTCAGCTGTCAAACTTCGCCAACGACGAAGACATAAAAAAACAAATGCAGCGCTTTAATGAGACAATGCTGCGCGGCGAATCCGGCGGGTTGCTCCTCTTTGATAACAAATACAAAGACGTGAGGCAAATCGATCAGAAGCCGTACGTTGTGGATGCGGACCAAATGAAGCTGATCCAGGACAACGTATTTAACTATTTCGGCGTTAATATGGACGTTCTCCAAAACAAAGCATTCGGTGACGCGTGGAGCGCTTTTTATGAGGGCGCAATCGAGCCATTCGCCATCCAGCTGAGTGAAACCCTCACACGGATGCTCTTCAGCCCGCTGGAGCAGGGATACGGCAACAGTGTTTTTGCGGCATCCAACCGGTTACAATATATGACCAACAAAGACAAGCTCGACGTGTCTGCTCAACTGTCAGACCGTGGCATTCTCAACCGCGACGACGCTCGCAAGATATGGAACCTGCCGCCGATCCCGGACGGCAGTGGCCAGGAGTACATCATCCGGGGCGAATACAAGAACGCCTCCGACCACATAGAAGGTGACGAAAATGGAAATCAATGAAGTGTTGGCCAGAAAGATGAACGGCGGCAGAGAGTACCGGCGCTTTGATGCTGCGAATCTGGAAGCCAGAACCGGCGGTGATGAAAACGCCTGTATTGTTGAAGGCTATGCCACGACATTCAATACGCCGTACGAAATCTACCGGTGCGACGGGTACACCATCCGCGAGGAGATCGACGCAAGGTCGTTCGACGGCTGTGACATGTCTGACACGATCATGCAGTATGACCATCAGGGCCGGGTTTTCGCCAGGGTGAGCAACCGGACGCTTACCCTCACCGTGGACAGCAAAGGCCTGAAAATCCGGGCTGATCTGAGCGGCACCGAGCTGGGCAGACAGCTCTATCAGGAAATCCGGGACGGGTACACCACGAAGATGTCCTTCGGGTTTATTGTAGAGCGTGACGAGAGGATCGTCACCAATGACCACACCACCGGCGAAACGGATGTGCTCCGGCGGATCACATCGTTCCGGAAATTGTATGACGTTTCTGCCGTATCGCTCCCTGCGAACGATACGACCGAGATTAGTGCACGCGGCTACTGTGACGGAGTGATCGCAGAGCTTACGGAGGAGAGTCGGAAAAAGCGGGCGCTTGAGATACTCAATCTTCGAATCAAAATGATGGAGGTAAAATAATATGTTTCATACCGTCGAAGAAATTCGTGCCATGAGCATCGAAGAGCTCGATGCTGAAATGGGAGAAATTCGGAATCATATGAACGATGATGACGCGGACATCGGCGCACTGAGCGCACTGGTTGACGCCATCGAAGCCCGGCGCAATGCCCTGCGTGAGCAGGAAGAAGCGCGTCGGGCTCTGGCTGATCGTGTCGCCAGCGGAAGCGCCGGCAGCACGGTCCGCAGCCTCGGCGGATCCGGAGAGACCCGCCACGGCATCGACAGTGCCGAGTACCGGACCGGATTCCTCAAGACCATGCTCGGGCTTGAGCTGAGCCGCGAGGAGCGTGACGCTGTGGCCTATGTGGCTACCACCGGCGACACCACCAACGGTGCTGCCTACGTGCTGCCCCGGACGATGCTCAATCAGATCTGGGACCTGATCGATGAACAGCATGCCATCCTCGGAGATATCGACCTGTATCGCACCGGCACGATTCTGGAGCTGTCCAAGCGCACCGGCATCACCCAAGGCGACGCAGCGACCGTCAATGAGGCGGCAGCCAATGACGACGAGATCAATGTGTTTGCCAAAGTCACCCTCAGCGGCAAGGATTTCAGCAAGCACGTTGACATCAGCTACGCCATGGCCAAGATGTCCATCGATGCGTTCGAAAGCTTCCTGACGTCCGAGATCGCGGACCGGATGGGTGCCGTCCTGGCCAACGACGTAATCACTCAGATTACGACCGACTACGACAGCACAAACAACGCCGTCACCACGGCCAGCTCCGGCGTCGTGAAATACACCGACGTCGCTGCCACCCTCGCTGTCCTCAAAAACGCCAAGGGTCAGTGCACTGTGTACGCCAGTCACGCCACGATTTACAAGTATCTCGTGGCCATGGTCGATACCACTGGCCGCCCGATCTATCAGCCCAACGCCCAGGCCGGCGCTGAGGGCGCCCTGATCGGTTGCCCGGTGAAGGTCGAAGACGGTATCTCTGGAAACGCCATGTTTATCGGTTATCCCAAGCAGGTGGTCGGCAACATGGTCCAGGACATCATGGTCGAGAGCGACAAGGACATCAAAAAGCATGTCATCACCTACGCAGGATATGCGAGGTTTGAGTGCAAATTGATGGCCCCGAAGGCATTCGCGAAGCTGACAGTGAAGCCTTGACGGGCCTGCCGCTTGAGGCTGAGTGATATGGTGTGTGTAAACAGCAGCACCCCGAAAGGCAACGACCCGGCTGAAACGCCGAAGAAGAAATAACAAAGGCCCGGCAGGCACTGCCCTGCCGGGCTGATTTACGGAGGAATGCGGATGCTGAACAAGGTAAAGCTGGCGCTCAGGATCACAAGCAATGCATATGACAGCGAGCTGAACCTGCTCATTAAAGCAGCTCTCCGTGATCTGAGCATTGCCGGCGTCAGGTACTGCAAGGGCGACTCTCTGATCACCCGGGCAGTAATCACCTACTGCCGCTGTCACTTCGGGACACCGCCCGATTATGACAGGATCAAGGCAAGCTATGACGAGCAGAAGGCTCAGCTGATGGTGGCCACAGGCTACACCAACTGGGGCGACGGGATCGATGACACGGAGGTGGCTGATTATGATGATGCCTGGTGAGCTGGTCCTGATCGCCGAGGATCCGGAGGCACACGGCGCATTCGGTGGGCACGAAAAGATTGAGCGGACGGTTTTCTGCACAGTTAAATCTGTCGGGCGCACTGAAATGTACGCCGCCCTCTCCTCCGGCCATGAGCCGAGTTATATCTTCCACCTCGACTTCGCCTTTGAGTATCAGAACGAAAAGCTGTGCCGGTATGACGGGATCGAGTACAGAATTATCCGAACGTATACCGGCGAGGTGGACGGGATCGACCTGACGGTTGAAAGGAGTAATCACTATGTTCCAGGAACTGACGGATGCTCTTAAGGCCACCGGGATCCCGTTTGAGACGTATGCATGGGCTACCGCACCATCCGGGACATACGGCGTGGTATCTCTGGACGGAGCCGGTGATACCGTTTTCGCGGGTGGACACTGTACAAATCAGGCTGTGCAGGGTACCGTTGATCTGTTTGTTAACGGGGATACCGTGGCACCGGCCCATGCAGTGCAGGAGGCACTGGATGGGTTCGACGGGTGCGCATGGCGGCTCAACAGCGTACAGTTTGAAGAGGACACCATGCTGGTGCACTGGGAGTGGATCTATCAGCTGGAGATGATGTGAGATGGCTGCCAAACTCAGCGTTAAAGGCATGGATGATCTGCTCGGTGCACTCCAGTCTGTATCCGGAGACTCGGACGAGATCATAGCAAAGGCCATGTACGATGCGGTCGGCACGCTCAAGGATGAGGTTATCAAAAACATCAGCCAGCTCCCGGAGGATCCGGGATACAAAAAGACGGGTGTGCAGCGTGCAGTCGTTACGCCGGACGAAAAACAGGACCTTATCGAGCACCTCGGTATCGCCACGTTTACAAAACGTGGCGGAAAAATCTCAACAGCGATAGGTTTTAACGGATACAGCAGACACAAGACAAAAAAATACCCGGGTGGCGTTCCGATCCCGATGATTGCAAGATCAATCGAGAGCGGGTCGTCCGTCCGAATTAAGTACCCGTTTGTGCGCAAGGCGGCAAGCGCCGTAAAAGACAGGATCAGCCAGGACATGCAGCAACGCATTTCTGATGAGATCCGGACGATTATGGGAGGACAGTAACATGGCAAGAATCGGGCTTTCGAAGCCATATTTTGCAAAATACACAGCCAATCAGGGCGTCGTATCGTACAGTTCCGGTGGAACACTGGGCGAAGCGGTCAACGTCAACATCACGCCCGACAGCTCCGACCCCGTGAAATTTTTTGCGGACAACCATCTCAAGGAAACGGCCCAGATCTTCGTGTCCGGTACCCTCACCCTTGGGCTGGACCATCTGAGTGCTGAAGTGGCAGCGGCCATCCTCGGGCTCAATGTCGAAAGCTACCCGGCATCCGGATCAGCAACCGGCAGCGTTGTCAAGCACGTCGGCAATGCCGTGGCCCCGTACGTCGGCGTCGGGCT